CTCTTCTGTACAAAAATATCCCTTTATGAAACATTTAGGAGGTGGAGGTCGTGGGCAGAAACGCACAACCCATTGATATTCTGGCTGCAAAGGGCAAAAAGCACTTGACCAAAGCCGAGAAAGAATCCCGTAAGCAAGCCGAGGCAGACCTGAAGCTCGGAGGGGACAAACTAATCTGCCCGATGTATGTCAAAGGTGATCCTATTGCTTACAAGAAGTGGCGGGATCTTATTTATGATTACAACAAAGCTAAGGCCTTGGGTATGGAAATTATTAAATCTTCCGATGCGGGGATACTGGCCCGCTACTGTAAGACCCATAGTGAGTATATAAAACTACTTGAACAGAAAAGCCGAATAGAGAAGTTTGAGGTCAATTATGAGAAACTGTTGGAATACTTTGAACCAGATTTATTAGTAGGCCTGGATACCTTTTTTAAATTCGGGCCGGTGATGCAGCTTGATAACGCGATAAATAAAAAGATGGACCAGCTGGTCAAGATGGAGGATAGATTATTCTTGAATCCTCTGTCCAAGATTAAGAACGTGCCAAAAAAAGAACCGGAGAAGGCCAATCCTTTGGCCGATAAGGGGTTTGGCAATGTATGAGTTTAATAAACGACCTAAAACAATATTGTGACGACGTTATAAGCGATAAAATTATATCCTGCCAAAAACATAAATGGGCCTGTATGCGATACCTGAATGACCTGGAACGAAGGGGCGCTGATGATTTCCCTTGGATATTCGATGAGACCAGGGCAAACCATTATTACGATTGGATGCGGCTTTTTAAACACAGCAAAGGGCCGTTGGTTGGGAAGTATAAAGAGCCTGCACCATATGAGTTTTTTGTCTATGGCAATATCTATGGATGGGTACATCAGGAAACGGGCCTAAGAAGGTTCCGCCGCTCTTATGAGCAATTAGCCCGCAAAAATGCCAAATCCCAAGACAAGGGCATCCAGGCACTATATGAAATATCGGCGTTTGGTGAGCCAATGGCTGAGGCTTACGTAGCCGCAACAAAAAAAGCTGATACCCGGCATGTTTGGGGTGAAGCTAGCTGGCTTTACAAAAACTCCCTACTGGCGGATAAGTTCACAACTAAATTTGATCAGGAACTGCAGCAAACCGTTATTCGGCACAAGAAAAGCGGTTCTTTTTTTTCGCGCTTATCAAAAGATGACAAAAAAACAGGTGATGGCACCAACCCACATTTTGTGGTATTGGACGAATATCACCAGCACGAAACAACAGAGTATTATGATTTAGCCACCTCTGGCATGAAAACTAGACAACAGCCATTATTGAGCATTATCACTACGGCGGGTTTTGATCTAAGCAACCCTTGCTATGCCGTTGAATATGATTACGTCTGCAAAATATTAGATCCCGACAATCCCGTCGAAAACGACCGCTATTTTGTGATGATATGTGAAGCGGATACAGACGAAAACGGGGAGATTATAGACGGCTTAAATAGTGATGCTGCCAGGTTAAAATCTAATCCTATTATTGGTGATACAGTGGTTGGCAAAGAGTCAATCGAAATGGAAGTGGCAGAGGCTCAGGACAAACCCGAAAAAATGAGGGACGTCAAAACAAAGACCTTTAATATTTGGGTCAACCAGCGCAGCGCCGGATATATGAATATGGCAAAGTGGAAGCTGTGCAGCACTGGTACCGGAAGACCATTCCCCAACGTTACCGGAATGAAAGTTTACCCGGGATTTGACTTAGCGGCGACACTGGACTTAACTAGCTTATCATTCGACATACCGCTTCCAGAAGAGCATTATGCCGTTTTATCGCATAGTTTTATGCCCGAGGAAACCTACCAGAAGCGATTAAAAGAGGGCAAATACAGGTTTGATCTGTGGAAAGAAAAAGAATGGTTGACCGTCACAGAGGGCGCGGAGGTTGATTACCACATTATCTTAGAATACTTGGTAAACACCTTTGAGCAATACAAGTGGCCGAAAGGTGAGGCCTGTTTTGATAGGGCGCTGGCTACATGGCTGTCACATGAACTGGATAAGCTGGGATTTATCCCAGTGGATATACCACAATCGTATACCGGGTTAAGTCTTGCAACCAAGGATCTGAGAGCAAAGACTTACAACCAAAAAATATATCACGACAACAACCCTGTATTATCTTGGGCTATGTCCAACGCTGTAGTTAGAAAAGGCCCGAGTGAAAATATCATGCTGGACAAAGCGCAGGCGAAAGAAAAGATAGATCCGGTCGCCTCGCTGATTAATGCGCATGTAAGGGCAATGGTTAATGCGGATAACAATAAATGCCCCTACAACGAAAATCGCGGCATAATCATGCTGTAAAGGTGGTGAAAGGTAAATTGGGAGAAGTGCAACCTTTAGCTAATTGGGAGATATTACGGGCACTTGAATTGCGATTGGCCGAAAATAATACAGAAATACAACAAATTACTGAGGTAAAAATGGGTAAAATCGTGGAAAGTCTGCCAAAACCATACGATGATGATGAATGGCAGGCTTATTTATCGGGAAAGGGCTATGCGGTCAATCACTCCACGGCTTTGCGCGTCGCGGTCGTGATCCGCTGTGCTGATGTTGTGGCAAAGACTATGGCCAGCCTGGGTTGCCACCTTTACAAACAAGTGGGTGAGGGTAAAGAACGTGCTCAGGCCCATCCACTTTATAAAATACTGCGATTACTGCCTAATCCGGAAACCACAGCCTATGAGTTTTGGCATATGTACGTATTTAACTTGATGTTGACTAAAGGTGCCTACGCCAAGATCGTGCGGGATCAGAACGGTTTTATTCGAGAGCTATGGAATATACCAACGAACCATGTTTACCCTGGCCGGAATAGTCAGACCGGAGAGCGGTACATAGACGTAGTTTATTCGAGCAACTCATATCAAGGCACTTGGAAGCCAACCGGGGAGCGTATTTACGCTCCTAATTTTATGTATACGCCAGGCCTACGCTTCCAGGATGAAGATGACCCGCACGATTTTATTAGAATAGCTTCCGACGTATTGGGCTTAACTATGTCGCTCCATGGGTATGCTAAAGGATATTTTGAAAATGGGACTAATCTTGGAGGATTTGTAGAATACCCTACCGCTATCAATGATGTGGCATTTAAAAAATTCCGCGAGGATTGGGAAAAAACATATACAGGGGTTGCCAATAATCATAAATACGCGCTACTAGAAGGGGGATTTAAAATTACTCCCTTTAGCAGCAATGATCCCGAGAAATCTCAGGCGCTTGAATCACGCAAGTTTGAAGTCGTTGAGGTCTGCAGGATCATGGGGGTTACCCCTCATAAGGTATTTGACCTTGAACGCGCTACTTTTAACAACATTGAACATTTGAATATTGAGTATGTCCAGGAAACTATAGATCCGATGGACGAAAGGCTAGACCAGACTATCTACAAGGACTGTCTTACCAGTTTGGAGCAGAAGAGATATTTCGCCAAGTTTAACACCAATAAGTTGCTGAAGGGTGATACGGCAACCAGAACCACTTATTACAATTCGATGCGGCAGAATGGCGTGTTTAGCGCCAACGATATTCTGGACCTTGAGGACAGGAACCAAATGTCAGAGGAAGAGGGCGGCAATATCCGGCTGGTTAACGGCAATATGATACCGCTGAAAGTGGCCAAGGACAACCTGCCCAAATCATTACAGAGCAAGGGGGGAGCAAGTTGAAATACTGGGAAGTAAAAATGAAAGCCGATAGGGTTGGCGAGCTTTTATTGTATGGTCCTATATCCAATGAGCAGGTATGGGGCGATGAGGTTACACCTAAAATGATTGATGCCGATCTAAAGGCTCTGGGTGAGCTTGATACTCTGAATGTACGAATCAATTCAGCTGGCGGCAATGTGTTTGCTGGTCAGGCTATTTATTCAATGCTTAAGCGTAACACAACCCCGAATAAATGTGCTTACATAGACGGATTGGCCGCATCAATGGCCACTCTTATCCCTTTAGGATGCGACCGTGTTATTATGGTCGGGAACGCGTTACAGATGATTCATAGGCCCTATATGAGCGCGATGGGTCATGCGGATTTTCTAAGAGATAGAGCTGATTTTTTGAGTAAAAACGAAGATATAGTTATTGATATCTACGCCGAAAAATCAGGATTACCTAGGGATAAGATCAAGGAAATGATGGCGGCTGAAACATGGATGAACGCCAAAGAAGCCCTAGAGTTAGGATTTATTGACGAAATAGAAAACGAGATACAAATCGCCGCCTCACTAGACGGTGATTTTTTAGTTTTCGGTGAGGTTAAAGCCGACACCAAGCTATTTAAAAACTTCAAACCTGAGATGTACAGGGAGGCGCTGACCACGCCTGAGCCTGTTGCTGATAATAACAACGATGTACCCGAACCACCCGGCAAGCCGGATGTCCTGGCCGAACAGGCCAAATACTTCCACAGACTGAGGGACAAAATCTATAAAACTTATGAGGAGGATTTATAAAAATGAATGCAACGAAGATAATCGAAATGAAACAGGAAAGAGCTACCCTGACAACTCAGATCCGCGCTTTGATGGATGAGCATTCTGGTCAGGAAATGCCGGGGGAGAAAAAAGAAGAACTAGCTAAAATGGAAGCGCGGTTTGACACCCTGAATGGCAGCATAGTAACCGAGGAAAAACAACTACAACGGGAAAGAATCATCGGGGAAGCTCAGAATAAGCAAGAAGATCAGAGTAGAAATAAACCTGATGAAGCACAAATGGCTTTTTGTGATTATCTTGTAAATGGCACTCAGGAAGCATATCAAGTTTACAACGCGCTGCAACAGAGCAATCCGACACAGGCCGGATATCTGGTAGCTCCGGAGCAATTTGTCAGCGAACTTATCAAAGAATTGGCCGACAATACCTTTATGCGGCAAAAAGCTAGGGTGTTGCCGCCTTTAAAGGGAGCACAATCCCTGGGGTATCCGCAGAGGACTGCTGGTATGAGCTCGTTTGCGTGGGGGACTGAAATCCAGGCTCCAACAGCCGATACCTCGCTGGCTTTTGGTAAGCGCGAGTTTAAGCCCAGACCTGGCACCTCTGAAATATTAATCTCAAAAACATTAATCCGGAACGTGTCCAATGCTGATGGCCTTATTCGTGAGGAAATCGCAGAAGAAGTCGGGGCGGAACTTGAAACCGCGTATATGACTGGTGATGGAGCAAGTAGTCCGCTCGGCCTGTTTATACCCTCTGTTGATGGTATACCTACTACAAGAGACGTTTCAACCGGCAATACGGCTACCGAGATCAAATTTGATGGATTGATCGAGGCCAAGTATGCGGTCAAGGACAAATATCAAGCTGGCTGCGAATGGGTATTCAATCGGTTGGCTATTAAAAATCTTGCGAAATTGAAAAATAGTGACGGTCAGTATATTTGGCAAGCCTCTGTTGTACTGGGTACTCCCGATATGTTGCTGGGTAAACCGGTTAATTCGTCAGAATATGCACCAAGTACCTTTACTACTGGTTTATATGTCGGTGTTTATGGCAATCTGAAATACTACTGGATAGTGGATAGTCTGGCTATGGAAATCCAGGCATTGATGGAGCTTTATGCACGAACAAACCAGGTTGACTATATCAGTAGAATTGAAACCGATGGTGCTCCGGTGATGCCGGCAGCTTTCTCCCGCGTAAAACTGGGCTAATCAATGGCGACCAGCGTGCCACCTAACTTATTAAAAAAACAGGAGGTAAAAAGAAATGATTGAATCTTTATTTAAAAATTGTCTAATATCCAAAAGCTTTGGCTATCAAGCTGCTAGTGTAACCGATGTAGAAACCGCAACTGAAATCGATATGGCTTCGCCAACCGAGGGGACGTATGAAAGTGTTTGTTTTATAGTAGTATTTTCGACAGTTACCACCGCAGCTGTTTGCACTTTAAAGGCACTCTGTGGAAATGTTGCAGGACTAGCCAGCGGCCAGGCCTACGCCACCACTACCGCTACCGTTACCGCTTCTGGCACCGATACAAATAACAACATTTTAGTGCTGGACGTAGTAAAACCCGGCAAACGCTATATTAGACCTGACTTGATATTGGATACGGCCAATGCTGCTCTGGATTGCATTATTGCAATTCGCTACAATGGCAGATTGATGCCGACACCTGAATTGGCTGCTTTAGCAGATGGAGCAGTATCAGTCGGCATGGCATAAGCAACGGGCGGGGCAAAATCACGCCTAAAATAAACAACAGGAGGTAAAGGAATATGATTCCTAATGGATATAACACAATTCCGTATAGCCAATGTTTAGAGGATTTAGCGGCAGGGATTTACTCAACTGGTACCACGTACTATGTTGATGCCAACGCCGGAGCAGATACAAACGATGGATTAAGTTGGGAATATGCATTTAAAACCCTAACCGTTGCCATGGCCGCCAGTCATGCCGATATTGCAGCAGGGGCCAGTGGTTGGGCCAATCGTAATAGGATATTCTACAAAGGCGACAACGCAGAGGCCGCTGCTGAAACATTAACTACCCTGGCACAGAAAACAGATATAATCGGGGTTGGTTCTTACGACCATCACCCGTTCCCGATATTGATCGGTAATCATGTGATTGGTGCAGGAGCTTACATGGGTTGCCGCTTTATTAACATTGGATTCCGTTCCCCAGCGGCTGGCGGCGTGATTATGAACGTTCCAACGACTACTAGCGGACTTGAATTTTTAGATTGCCCTATAATGGGAGACTCAGCTACTCCGGCAACAAAGGGAATAGTTGCAACCGCAGTAGAAATGTTGAAAATTAAAGGCTGTAGGTTTATCGGGGCGTTCTCTACCGACGCGATCGAACTAGGAACTGGGGCAACAAACGGATTGCTCATTGAGGACAACATCGTTCAAAGTGGAGCCGCTGGAATAGTTGCGAATGCAGGACTTACTTGCGTTGCTAGGGATGCGATAATTCGCAATAATACCTTTGATGTTGCAACTATAACTGTCAATGATGCCAGCGGAAAAATCTTAATTCATGGGAACCGTGGGCGATCTGCAGGCAATGGAAAACTGGCGTCTACCCTAGTATTTGGTACCGGTATGGCAGTCGATAATCAATTTAGTCATGCCGCTGGCAATAGTATTTATCCGGTGCAAGTAGCAATTGTAGCTCCATAATATTAGATTAATAAATATTTTACTGAGGTGGGATAAATCCCACCTCTGATTATTTTGGAGGTGGGAACTTTGGCCGAAGAAATTGATATCACTCAATATAACCTCAAATCAGGTAGAACAATAAAAGATGACAATACTGTTATTAATATTGCTGATTTAATAGCGAGTTTAGCAGATGATCCAGCAACCCAGACCACATTAGAGGCTATCTTGGCAAAGATTATAGCGGCACCCGCTACTGAGGCCAAACAGGATGCGTTAAGCACATTATTTGGTGAAAAACAGGCTACTCCAACTGCAAACACTTTACTGGCCAGAATCAAATCGATTGAGGACAAACTGACTGCTGGTATTCCGCTATCTGGAAGTAAAGCGTCAGTATCAACTACAATGCAAAATAACGCTACTGCTACGGGCAATGGCGTAAATTTAGACGTTTCACAAATGGCTTCAGCATCGCTTGATGTAAGGATGATTGCTAAT